GCTCCACCAGAATCTTGCATCATTTTTGCAAAACCTTCAGCGCCTTCTTTACTAAATGCAAGCGGGCGCCCAGATGCATCAGTAGCTCCTGTAATACCCCATCCTGGACCTGTATCTGGGTGGTTTACTTCAACCACACTACCACTTTCTCCAGTCGTTTTTGTTGCATCTGGTGAAGCAGTGGTTGAAGGTGTGGTCGAAGGAGTAACAGAAGTAGTAGCTCCACCTGTTGCAGTTGGTTCGCTTGCGGCTGCCGGTGCTGAACTAGATGATCCACCTGTTACATAGTTGTATGCACCAACTGCAGCTCCCACAGCTGCACCTACGGCAGTACCTCTTCTGCCGCCTAACATTCCAATAGCGCCGCCAGCAATTGCACCTGAAGTCACTGAGTTCATGAAAGAAGGACTTTCCTGTGCAGCAGGAGCCGCATCAGGAGTTGCCGGTGTTGGAACAGGAGGAGTACCTTGTACAGGTTCCGCGGCAGGAGTTGTGCCAACACCGCCTTCTCTTGGTGCCTGTGATTGTTCTTGTGGTGCTTCTGCAGCGGCAGTAGAAGATCCACCAAGAAGAAACTCAAAAGCTCCATTAATAGAAGAGGCAATACCACTTACAAACTTGCCGATTGATGAAACACCATCGAAGACATCTTTCAATGCCTCCTGGACCGGATCAAGAGTAAGTAATGCTAATCCACCAAGAGCAAAAAGACCGGCGGAACTGCCTCCTACTTTCTCGGCGTCTTGTTGAATAATCTGTACATCTTGAGAAGGCTGTTGTTCTATTTGCGATTCGCGATTTGATAGAACTCTATTCTGCTCGATCGTCTTTTGGTTGTCTAGACGCTGTTTGATGAATCCATCAATCGAGGCAAGTGCATTAATCATCTTCACAAGAGGCTTGTTTAGTGTAAGTTCTTGTGTTGTAATTGGGTCATTGTTATTTGCTGCAACAACCACGACAATAGGATTTGATCTGCCAATTGCTGCAGAACCAAATGTTCCAAATGATCTGGAAGCTTTTATAATATCTTCAGGTCGTATCAGTTGTTGAATAGCCATTATGCAGCGGCCATCTTAAAGTGCCCAAGGTACGTCGATAATACGTCAAGACTTCTATAGTTAGGATCCATACTAGAAATAGATTTCATCGGCTGTGGCATACTTGGGCTTACTCCAGGTGTTGCCGGCGTGGTTACCGCTTCTTTTGCTTTAGTCTTTTTAATTCCAAGCGATATATCATTTTGAATTTTCATTGATTCGTTATTGATAACTTCTGATGCATTTGAAGTTGATCCCATTAAATCGGTTCTTCGAACGCCTGGTTTAATCACAGCAGAACCAAGAGTTCCAAATAATTTAGCTACGGTATCGATACTAGCACTTGCAACTTTTCCGGCTACGCTATCGCCGCCATACCCGGCAGCACCGCCCGTTGTTACTTTACCAAAATCGCCGGCCATAATTGCAGCTGCGTTTGCTTGTCTCTCAGCTAAATGAAGACCAGCAGACCTTTCATATTGCTTATCGACAATCATAGCAGCATCTGCTGCTGTTGTAGCACCTCTAAGTGCATTCCCAGCCGCGGCTTCAGAGTTATTTAGTTCCCAGTTAACAAAATCAAGTTGTTCTTGGAAATTAGATTGTTTAATATCTTTTCCATAAACTTGTTTAAATATAGCTTGTCTAGGCGCGCGCCATTGAGCAATACCATAAGCATTTTCACCTTGATTGAAAGCGTCGGTTCTTAAACCAGACTCTACAACCAAATTTCCTACAATACCAGCGGCTTGAGCAGGTGACCATCCCTTGCTTTCAAAAAATGCTTGTGCTTCTTCAGGGCGACCTGTTTCAGATTTACTTACAATTCTGTCTGCAGCAAGAGATGAACCAGCAACTTGAGTTGCATCAGGCTCATTGATTTCTTTTACAATTGCAGCATCACCTACCCCAGCTTTTTCAGCTTCTTCTACTGAAGTCCATTCTTGCCAGAGTTGATAGATCTCGTACATTAAGAAGAGAGAAAAACCTAGATTTAGTAGGAATCCAATAGCACCAAATGCTGCACCGACGCCTGTGGCCGTAACAGCGGCGGTTGTTGTTGCGATCGCTATTCTCTGCGTGATCTTAGTGACAAGTTTTCTTTTGCCCTTTTTAGTAAGCCAGTCTAAGAACTTCTGCCATCTTGGACTCTTTAGGAAACCGGTTGCACCTTTTGTATCTGCAAAGCGCCCTTTCTTTCCTGCAGCATCACTTCTCATTCGACTTTGTTCTGGGTCATAATATGATGCACCGGCACGTTGTTCTGCCATTGTAGTTCTAGCAGCGCCGATGCCACGATAGGCTGATATGCCAGACTTAACTCCACGGTAACCAAGATAACCGATTCCTGCAGCTGCACCGATATTTAAAATAGATCTTGTGTCTTCAGAAACCTCTCCGCCAGTCACACGTGATATTACAACATCAGCAACAGCAGTTGAAAGAATCCCTAAAAGGCCACCTTTCACACCAGACATGAATCTACCTTTGATTCCTTTGCCGAAGAGAAGACCAACAAGAAATCCGCCAAGACCTCCTGCTGGAACCATATCGCTTAAATCAGATAGCCATTTGAACTTTTCTTTAAACTCATCGATGTTATCTCTTAGTCGAGTGAGTTCGTTATTATCTAAAGAACTTGCAACCAACGCCGCTGCTAATCCAAGACCTGCAGCATATTTTGCTAGTGTTGCTAGTGTCCCGGCTGCGTCTTGAGTAGAAGATTTAAATCCGGACAATCTATCTTTGATATCGTTGAAGTTAAAAGAAGACTTCTTGTCTTCGACGATAGCTTCTCTCTCATCGCGAGTTTGCTGCTCATAAGATCTTCTCTCAAACTCGAGTTGAGCTTTGAGGGACTTATCGATAGATGTCAGGTACTTAACAGCGGTATCCATAAGAGCCTCTGTCGGCATCTTTTCAGACACACGAGGCTTTTGGATATTCTTTAGAGGTGGTAGTGTGCCACTTCCGGTTACCTTTTGCTTGCCGGCAGATCCTGCCATACCGAAGTTACCAATAATAACATTCGGCGGCAGGTCGTCTTGTCTCTTCTTCTTGCTTTCTTTTTCAAGATCTTGAGATGCAGAAGTGAGAGTAGATCCTAATGCACCTATGCCTCTTGTTACGCCAGATACAGCACCATAAGCTCCTGAAACGGCTGTTCCAAGAATGCCAAACCCTGTTTTTAATCCGGCCGCAGCAGCTAATCTACCTAACATTAAGTCTTTCTACTCTCTATTTCTTGCTTTTGTTGATCGAGAAACTCTAACAACATGTCAACATACAAATCTCTTTCATAAGGAATCAAATTTTCAATCTCGGTTATTGAATATTTGTGATGCTGAGCCAAAGAAAATATCAGTGAATAATATCTTGCTAGAGTATTATGACTCAGCCCCACATAAAAAAATCTTTGAGACTCGTCAGTTCAACTGATCTTTCACTTCCCACTGAGTTCTTGTATTCAATCTTGTGATAGAGGCGTGGAATATCTTCAAAGAATTCACGGATCTTTTCAAAGGTTTTTACATCAAGACCATCAAGAAACTCGCTGATTTCATTATCAGAAAACTCGCTTGCAACATATACATTGTCTTCATCATAGATGGTATCAATGCAGTTGACAATAAAGAATGTCATAAGATCAACTTCATTCTCAAAGTCCTTCATGCGATCTGTAATAGATGCATCCGGATACTTCATAGTCATGCCGACATTTTCAGTGATCTCGATCTTTGAACTTACCGTTTCTGGCATTTTGATTTCAATTGTATCAAGATCAAGTTCAAAGTTATAGATCTGATCGTCTTCATTGTCACGATATGAAAGCTTGACAACGTTATTGACTGACTTTGAACGAAGCTTGAGGAACATATACTCAAGATCAAAGATAGCCAGACCATCAATATCAAGATCTTCTTGAACACAGTTGTTCAGGATCTGTTTAATGGCACGAATAATCTCAGTATCATTACCGCTCTGTTGGGCAATCAGTAGGATCTTTTCCTCTTTTACAAGGAAAGGACGGAATGTAATCTTCTTCCCATTTGATGGGATTGTCATATCAAAGATCGGCTGATCAATTTTTGGTAAAGGCATTATAATAACTCCATTATATTATACAGTACGTAAAACTGGTTGTGGTGTAGGTGGTGTTGCTGCAACGTCTGAGAAATCGTTAGGATCTCTTATGGTTGGATTTGAAGAATTCATAGTTCTTGTAAATCTCTCACTCAACGGTGATTGAGCAAAGTCGTTTATAAACTGATTTTCTTCTTTTGATCTACTAAAGTAGTTTACATTTTTACCTTCAAGAAGGAAGTTAAGCTGCTGTGTAGTTGTCTTCATAGGAGTTTGCACTCTCATATTAACATATGCAAATGTCACAGTTAACTTTTGAACCTGGTTCTCATCAGCCCAACCAAGATTCATTGCTTGAATGTTCATTGGGAAGACATCATACATCTCGTATTCTGTAGTTGTTTCGTTTTGTCTATTATATACATAGATTCTCACAATAGGGTTTGCATACGAATCTTTGTATCCAACCTCGAATGGATTGTAGTTTTGAAGACCTGGTCTTGTAAATCCTCTAGACATAAGAGAGTTCGGAGAATCATGCATAACAATAGTATTCATCCACTGATGAAAAAAGTCTATGATCTCTGAGTTCTTATCAACGACCCATGTCATGGTTACGTCGCTGAACTGTACACCATAAGGTACCTTCTCAACTGGGCCGTAACCGTATCTACGAATGTTTTCTTCTTCAAGAAGAGATGCCGTAGGAAGTACGATATTCTCACATCTCATTACAAGAGAGTTTCTCTTGTTTGTAACAAAGTTTGTGAGAGGAGCATTTTCTTTTACACGTGCACTTTCAAGCGTTGGCACGTCTCTAAAAGGAGCAAAAGTCACAAGATACGTATGAGAAGGAAGTACTTCATTCTCAATCATTTCTGAGCGGAAACTATTAATATTAAACGTTTCTGCGACCGTCGGACCGCTTGAATCGATTCTATTTCTTTGGTTTGCGTTTAATGTTTCAAGACCCGGTTCTTGTGCTGCTGTACTCGGTTTAGGAGCTTTTGACCAGTCAAATGGTTTCGGTGCAGCGGCACTACCGCCACTAGCAGTGCCACCGCTACTACTACTACTACTAGAACGCTTCTGGTCCATTAACGGTTTTCCGTCTAAAGCGTCTTGAGCAGCAGTATCAGCAGCAGCTTGCTGTTCAGGAGTAAGTTCTTGTCTTGATGGAAATGGATAAAATACTGTTGGAGCAAATGACCATGGTTTTGACATTACTTTCTAATCCCTAGCATTCTCTTTGAGTCGTTCCATACTTGAGTCTTCGACTGCTTCGTAAAACGCTCTGTTGGTAAGAAGAGAGCAATGTCCCATTCGGAAGGATACACATACACAAAGCGAGAACGCACATGCTCGTTAAGATAGTGCTTCACACAAGGAGAGAAGAATCTCATCTTTGAAATACTTGTGAGAAGCTGGTAATTAAGTTTAATCTTTGTTGATTCATCATAGCGAGTATTGTTGGCATAGTCATATAGACCATCCATCAATCTTGCTCGGAGTTGTGGCGGAAGATAGTGTAGGTTCAGACCATAGAATCCACCCGGTACTTTACGAAATGGAAACACCAATGGGAATCGGTCGTAATACGGAAGTTCATCTTTCCATTTTGGATCGTAACTAAACATGTACATCGAACCAGGAATAGGATTACTTGTTAGGCGGGACTGATCGCCTTTCATAAGACTGCGTTCACTGATATTCTTCATTTTACCGGCGGTTTCACGGAACCAATCGCGCGCACCTTGAGTACGCGCCGGAATCTGACCGGCACGAACGCCTTGTGTAATAATAGTATCAAATACAGCTGCCACTAGAATTTCAGTCCTAAATGATCTTCGGTTAAAATCTCAAAAGTCCAGCCACGATCTTTGCAGAATGCAGTGGCGGCTTTCCATTTAGCCTCGTTGACTCCCCACGTCATCACCTCGTTGATGTAACGCTTATTAGGCTTATTTATTACGACCGGCGGGCGAGTTTGGGCTTTTGGTTTGATCTCAATAAGCGCAGTTTGAGTCTTGCCATCGGGTGTTTTCTTCTTGACATAGAAGTCTACGAAGTAACGATGAACACGATTATCGATCGGAGAACGATACGGTATCACATGTTCCTCGCTTGACCATTCAAGCACGGTCGGATCTTTGTCCAGGCGAGACATATAAACCAGTTCCCAACGAGAACGATATACTATGTTCTTTGGGTCTCCTCGGTATTTTGAGGGGTTTATTGGTTTGAAAAAGCCTTTATATGCCATGATTTTATTTATAAATAAAAGGACGGCTTTCAAAGAAGAGAATCATGGCATTAATCAGACTAAACATCGACAGCTTTAAGAGAGATCTTGGCGGTATTGCAAACCGCTTGGCAAATCAAGTTGTCAACAAAATAGAAAACAAGCTGGAAAATGCTGTTGAAGACGTGTTCGCAAAGGGCCTAAAGAAGGTCGGTTTGTCTGATGGTGTATCACGCGAGATCGCTTCTCGCTTTACAGATTCAATCTCTGCCGGTAGAGCTGACGAATTCTTTGGAAGTTCAACATCAGAACAAAACCGAGTATCGCGTTTTGAAATTGAAGAGAACTTACTAGCTGGGTCAAGAACCGGAAGATCTCAAACCACTTTTGATGCTGTACAAAAAATTAGAACAGCAGACATTACATCTGCAGCAGTAATGCAGTTTCCGGATCAACTTGGTGAATACTATATGAAGCTCGACTTCCAGAGCTACCATCGTCCAAGTCCTCAAATGAAGGCAGTCTTTAAAAGATTTAAAACAATTG